TTCTAATTTAGTAAACGTTCCTATAGGTTTCTCCCAGTCGTGAAACCTTAAATAAGCAATTTTTCTATTAGTAGTAGTTTCAACGCCTCGTTCTTGTAACGATTTTTTAAAAGCACCTTTTACTATTACATCGTTATCAGAGTCTATATTCCCAAAGTGAGATAAATAAAAAGCTACTTCCCTTTTTTCAAGTGAAATATCTTTTATAGGTAGATTTGGACTCTTTATTTTGTAGTTATTTATTAATTTATCATTCATTTGAATAAATTTGTATTAAATACTTCAAATTTAAAATAAAATTCCGTATATGAATATAAATTTTTGGGATGCTTTTTTTGGTGAGCAACAGCGATTAAATAAAAGGTTTATTAATAATTTTTCAGACAGAACATTAATCAATCAAAGAGTAAACGATTACTTTGGTCAAAAGAAACCTATCTGGATTGATACCAGTAAAGCTTTTGAGCATTATATCAATATACCAGAATTAAGAACAATCATAAATCGTAAAGCTAAAATGATTTCTGGTGCTAAACCAGTATTAAAAAACGATAATGACGAGATAGTAGACAATCATTGGGTATATAATTTAATCAAAAACCCAAACCCCACACAATCTTGGAATGAAGTAATTTATTCTATATCTGTTAATGACTCTTTGTATTCTACAGCTGTATGTTATGCACCTAAAAGGTCTTTTGGTATTGTTAATCTTATAGTTCCTTTACCTACACACCAAGTACAAATAAACACCTCTGGGAGAACGTTAAAACAAATGGATAAAGGCGGTCTTATAGATAGTTTCACTTATAATTTTAGTTCTGAACAACCTCAAAAGCTTAGCCTCGATGAAGTAATTTTAGTTCAATCTACAGACGGAGTAAACTTATTGAACCCAGTATCTATAATTGATACAATAAAATACCCTCTGTCGAACATTCAAGCGTCTTACAGTAAAAGAAACGTCTTATTAGAAAATATAGGCTCTATCGGTATATTATCAGCCAAAAAAAGTGATATAGGTGGAGCTATACCAATGACACCAGAGGAAAAGGAACAAATACAAAGAGACTGGTATAATCGTTCAAAAGACGAAATAATTATAACAGAAAGCGATTTAGACTGGATACCAATGTCTTTTCCTACTAAAGATTTAATGTTATTCGAGGAATTAACAGCGGACAAACTCTCGATCATAGATGCTTTTGGTCTTAATTATTATGTTTTTTCAAGTGAAAAGGGCTCTACGTTTACCAATGTTAGAGACGGAATACGGATGGCATACAATGATACTATCATACCGGAAACTAAAAAGATTTACGATAACATCACAGAGCAAATAGGTTTAGATAAGGAGGGTCTTAGACTTGTACCAGAGTTTAATCATATACCAGTTTTGCAAAAAGATATTTTGGAGGAAAGTCAATCTTTAAACACAAGGGCGGATGCACTCAATAAAATACTTCAAGCTGGTGTAATATTATCAGAGGAAGAAAAACGAGCTCTATTGTTTGTTAAATGATAAAAAAAAGGGTGTCTAAGCACCCTTTTATTTTTTATTTCTGTTCATACTCTCTAAAATTGCCACCACTATTAAACTCATATAACACCTCTTGGTCATAAAATACACTATCTAAAGCCATTATTAAATTACCTCCCTCGTCTATACTTATCCAGCTTAGGTAATATCCATTTATAATCTCTATAGGGTATCCGTTAGCCATATCTGTAGAGCATAAACAACCAAAATAATTGCTATTATAAAAGAAATCTATCTCTTCTTTACAATCGTATATAACACTCATAAACTGGTTAAATAACACCTTTAAACCAGCTCTTTCTACTTCATTTAGTTCCTTTTTCATTTTGTTTTTTTTAAAAAAATTAAAATAATCTTGTATATAAACCAGTAACCTCTGTAAATATATACTCTAACATATCAAAATACACTTCATCGTATTGTCTAATAATCTCTATATCTCCAGACCTTGTTATCTTGTAAAATACCATTACATACAAGTCCTTTCCAGAGTCATAGTTTATTGCACAATACCCAGCTTTGCTCTGGTTTCTCGATAGTTTAAACGCTAATCCCTTTCTATTTTCCTTATCCTCAAAAGCAACAAAGTTTTTAGAGCCAGTCATAGCACTAAATCTGTTTGCACCTAATTGGTTATAGATAGTCATTACGATGTTTTGTTTTTGCGTTTCCATAGTCTATAATATTAATAATCTGTTTTGTTTTCTACTCTTTCTAAATAATCAAACACATCTTTTGATGTCCATTCTTCTGTTGGTATATCTAAAGTTTTTAGATTTTGGTTAAAATTCATATAGGTTGCATAATTCCACGCTACTGATTTTGCTTTATCAATAACATCACGACTGTAATCAGTTAAATGCCATTCACTATAAGCATTATAGCGTGTTCTCATTATTTCTCCCTTAAACACTATAGTATTGTGTGTTGTAGTGTAAACCTTGCTCTTGCAAATAATAACTCTAATAACTCCCATAACTTTAAAATTAAAAATTAAACTTGTTACAAAGATATAATATTTTTATTACATACAAGTCTTAAAGTAAAAATTTATGAAAAAAAAAGTCGGTATTAAACCGACTCTTATTTTATACTACCATATTAGTTTCAATTGCTTAGTGAGTCGCTCCGTCTGAATATTTATCGTTAGAAAAAGAATTTATAAAATCTCCCCACTGTTCAGCCATAGCATATGCAATACCTTGAAAAGTTTTACTTCTTAAAGTTCTTCTTTGTTCAGGTGTTTTTGCTTCTTGTAATGCTTTATAATACCATAAAGCCTGTCTTTTTGTTTTACCTGTTTTCTTATCAATCCATTCTTTAAATTCACCTTTTTCGACTATGTTAGTATGTTTTAATTTTGGTAAATTCTTTAACCATAAACAAGTTGATTTACTTGCTTTATCTCCAAAATGATAAGGATGTATTATTTGGTCAGGCTTTCTATATTTATTGCTCATTATACCAATTGGATTTTCAACTGCAATATGTTTAATTTGTGCATTTATCACACTCATAAAAAACTCAATACTTTTTTGTTGACTTCCGTCTGCAATTTTACGTTCAAAATGTCTTGCACCACTTACTGCTAAATCTGTACAAGGCGGAAAAGCAATCATTAATTCAAATTCTTTTTCACGTTTTATTACTTCAAACATATCTTCTTGAAAATGCCATTCCGGATGTCCTCCACTACAAGGGAGCAAGTCACAACTAAATGCCTCGTGTCCTAAACTTCTTAAAACTTTTGTTACTGCCTGACTTTCTTCACAGGCTACTAATATTCTTGCCATCGCTTCTTTTTTAAAATGTTACCTACCTCAAATTTTGTGATTGTTTCCATATACCTTTTTTTTATTTGTGTTACAAATATATAATAAAGATATTACATAAGCAAGTTATTTACTTTTTTTTGCAAAATCTGAAAAATTTTTACTTCCCATTTTTTTGATAAAATGTTTTATATTGTTTCTATACAGACCTATTTTGTGGTTTGGAGATAAGGCACTCAATAAATCATTTTCAGATATATCTATATAACCTTTGCTTATCATTTCATCGTAATTATGGAATACATCAGAATGTCTGTCGATTTCTGGTTCTATTAAATGATCTTGTTTTCCACCATAAGAATAAATTACTATTAAATTTTTTGGTATTTGTTCTTTTAAAGTATGTTTAAACAGCTTAACCTCTTTTGTATATGTGTAAAATTGTACCCAAGGACAGCATTTTATTATCTTAAACCAGTCCATAGTATAATTCCAAGAAAAAAAGTCACCAGCATCATGAATTCTTACATATCTACCTATATATTTTCCCTTGTTTAGTTCCTCTATCATTAAGTCTATCCAAGTTTGTCTGTGGTATAATACTAATTCCAGTTTTTGAATATGTGCCTTTCTAACATTCGAGAACATATATGTACCAGACTTTGCATAACAGAACGCTCCACAAACACCAGCATTAGGACAGGTGTTGAATTTCTTACCATTGGTTAGTGTTACTTTGTGAGCTGGTAAAGTCCAACCGAAAACACCGCTTTCTCTTAAATCAGAGTTTTGCGTGAATAAATTTATATTTGAAAAATCCACTAATAAAATATTTTAGGAAACATTGAACGAAAGAACATTGACAAACCAGCTGAACAATCTGGTGCATCATCGTGTTTTGATTTACCTTCTTTGCTGAATGAAATTAAGTTTTCTACAAATTGCTTTTGTTCTGGTGTTTTATCATCGATAAAAGTAAAGTTGTTTAATATAGTGGCTGACTGCATAATAATTCTGGTTATCTTATTAGTAGTGTTATTCACTTGTAATATTTTAGTCTTAGTATGTTTCATTAATTCGCGTGAGAACATAGCTCCCATAGAGTTACTTTCTACCCTACAAAAATTAACTTTCCATTTCGTTAGTTTATCAGCACATAGAGGTATTGTTACGTCTGTATTTGCCCTTGAATACAAATAATCTACGATAAAAACTTCTTTTTTGATTAAAACACCTATAGCCATAGCTGTATAGTCTGCCCCTTGGTCACTAACATCGATATAAGCAAGTGAGCCTTCTATAGCGTTTTTATCTAATTGATTAAATTCATCTAATGACATTTTTTTAATATCAGTAAATAATTTCCCTTTTAAATCTACTGGCTCTTGTTGATATTCTGCTAGCCAAATATCTGGGTTTATTCTGTCGCGTATCTCGTTATATTGTTCTGTAGTTAATACGTCTTCACAAAATGATTTCCCTTGGCTGTTTAAGGCTGGTATAACGATTGATAAGTCATATCGTTTATTCTCATAATTTCTGCCTATAACATCGTTTACAGACCAACGAGTTCCAATATCTATCTTTGAGCATTTTCTTTCTATCCTACTATCGTGAGTAGCCTCTTTCCATTGGTGTATTCTTTCATTTTGATTGTCTGATATTGCATCTTCCAGACCTTTATACAAGTCATCTGTAATAGCCAACAAAGATGCACCAAAGCCAATAATAGTTCCGCCAACACCAGCACCAAAATAAGAGACTTGTCTTGCTCCGTTAACATTCCACCCATTTAAGTTTTGTTTATCCATTGATAAAGTCGCTGTAGAAAATATTTCTCTGTATTTTTCGGTTCGTAATATATTTCTTACGTCGTAACTGAATTTTAAATATAAAGAACTGGTACAAGTATTCCGCATTATTGACTCTGTAGGGTTATTTCCCAAAGTCCACGCACAAAATAACGATGTAATATAAGACTTCCCAGCTCTGGGAGGCATTGATACCGATAAGCTATTTATTTTACCCTCTGCTATTTGCTGAAAGCTTATAGCAACGTCTTTTAAAAAGGTTCTTTTGATAAAAAACTCTTTGTCATAATACAAGCAAAACTCCCAAAAATTTCTTCTTGAGAGTTCTTGTTTTAATAACCTTAAAGCAAAGTTCTTTTTATTCTGGCTGTCCGTTATCATTTAGTAAAGAAATAATATCATCGGTTGATAAATTACTAAAATCTGGTGCTGTAAATTCTTGCTTTGCCTCCATATACGATGTAGATAATGCCTTTCGTTCTTCCTCGTTTGCTATAAGTTTCATAAGAGCCAGTTGTAAGGTCGCGTTTGTTGACTTGTACCATTTAGAACGTAAGCTAATTTTTACCTCAGTTTTATTCTTAATTAGTGCCTCTTTTATGCTGTCTAATTTATCCATATTTCGAGAATAAAATAGAGCCCTACTATAAGGCATAAACGGAATAATATCCTCTATAAAAAATAGTTTATTGTCAACTATTGCTATAAGAGCAAGTTCTTCCATTTGTTCATTGGAATATTTTTGCTTATTCATAATTTACAATTTAGGTGTCCAACTTTTTGAATAAGGTTTATCGAGGTCTGGGTTTGACATTATACCCTGAGTATTAAGTAATCTCATTACTTCCTCTCTTTCCATTTTAAGACGTTTCATTACTTCTTCAACAGTTTTACCATTTTCGAGTAAATCTTTTACTATTCTACCCATTTCGAGTATTCCGTGTCTACCTCTGGCTCTGTTATGCCTTATAGTTGACATTTGCTGGTGTTCTCTATCTTTTGGCTCTAATATTACAACTGGTACATATCCGTCTGTTAAATTGTAAATATCATCGTGTCCAGAACAAGTCCACCTGTGAAACCCGTCAACAATAGTCATATCTGGATTTACTACTATAGGTTGTGTCCAGCCATCTTCTTTGATACTGGTTTTTAACAATTCTAATTCTGTAGGTGCTACAGCGTTTGGGTTGTAATTGTTTGGAGATAATGTATTTCTGTGTATCCATTGTAGCCTATGTAAAGGCATTACTCTCCCGTCTGGTAATTTATACTCTTTTTGCATAATATCTCTTTTTATATTCTTCTTTTCCGTACTTATCAACAGCCTCATCTCTGGTTATATTGTTTCTTTGCCTTGCTTTTAAAGATAACATCGTAACTTTTTGTAAGTTTCTATCTTTTGAGTCTCCCCTTATGCAAATTCTGGCTAAAAATTCCCAAGATATACCAGTCAAAGGACAGGCATCTTTTTCTCTATCTGCTATAGGGTAATCTGTTTGGTTTTTATGCCACGTTATTATTTTATTCAAACTTTTAATTGTAATAGCTTTTGTTTCTGGTGACATTTTAGAAAGTAAGTTTTTAGCGTAATCTTCAAAGCTAACGTTATTTTCTTTCTCTATTCGAGTACCAGTATAAATAGAGTCATTACAATATCTCCAAGCTGTTTTTACACCTTCTGCCCTCTCAATTATTTTATGCCAGTATTCTTTATAAAGTTCTTGCCAGTTATCAAGGGTTCTTAAACTTTCTTCTGCAAATATAGAGCCTACTCTTTGTTTTTTAAGTTTGTTGTATCCGTATTTCGTCTGGTTCATTTTGTCATACTCGATATTGTATGGTTTACCAGTCTCTCGAATGTACTTCCATACGTCTGTAGCCCCCCAATCATAAATTGGGTATGCTATAGAGCCATTTGATGAAATATAACATTCATTTTGTTTTCTTGACATAACAGAAAATCTTGCAAGGCTTTCTTCCGCCCTAACTCCGTTTAAACTAATTGTGTTTAAACCTTGTCTTTGAAATTTTAAGTTAAACAAATCACAAATATCTCCAAAGCTTGAACATCGTTTTACTGCATTTGCATAAAAAGGTGAACCGTCTGGGTGTTTATAATTTTCGTCGACCTCGAAAACATATCCCTCTAACTCGTTCAAATCACTTATTGCTCCCTCAGGTATATCCATTATCCAAAGGTGTTTTTCTAAAGGATTCCAAGGATACCATTCTGGTGCATACATAGAGCAAGCGTTTCTAAGAGCCATGGGAATGCAATATCTATTCATTTTTACTTCTGGCATTTTAGAAACTTCCTCGATTAATTTAAAAGTACCCTCTCCCTCTATTTCGTGGTCAACGTATAAAACTTCTACTGGTAACTTATTTAACTCTGTCGCTACTTCGATTGTCAAATACAATAAAGCGGTACTGTCTTTACCACCAGAAAAATTTACTATCACTTTATCGTAATAAGAGTATAGGTCTTTCAATCTTTGCTTTCCAGCATCTAAAACGTTTATATCTGAATATAGCTTATCCCCTATCGTTTTTTTTTGCTTTTGCATATTACTTAGTTTGAATATCTTTTAAGCTATTAGCTGAAATACCATTTACAATAGTTCTGTTAATCATAGGGTGAAACTCGTCTACAGCCCCAAAATCACTATCTGGGTGAAAAGCTATCACATCCATTTCTCTTTCGTATGTATAGAAACAATGATTGCCAACTTCATATTTTTTATTATCTAAGCCTATTTGATACGATTTCCCATCCCACGCTTTAATTATAAAAATCATACCCTCTTTTAATTTTAAATTTCCAAAGGGTGTTATACATTCCCCAGAGCCATTTGTAACAATTCCGATGCGATGTGAGGGATGTGTATGCGGTGTTTGAATTATATTACTTGGAAAGTGTAAATGATTTAAACAAGGGTCTCCTTTTTTTACTGGCGGAATTAATAGACTATCAGTGCATCCGTCAATATATTTTAACCTTCCAGTTTTTTCAACTTTGCCTCCTATATGATACATAGCTGAGTATTTATTAAAAGGGTATAGACCTTTATCTT